AATGCAGAAAAAGCATTGCAGCTGGGATTTGTAGACGGCATTCTCTTTTCTAAAAAGAATCCGTTTGTTCCAGAAGAAGAACCAGAAAAAACAGAAGAATCTTCGGAAGAAGATCCGGATGAAAAAAAGAAGGAAAGCACAGCATCCATGCTGTACACACCATCTAAAACGCTGGATTCTTTTCTGCAGAAGATTTCTGCAACTGCATCCAAAGGCACGCCGATCAACCAATTGGACAAGCGGCTGGAGCTTTTGAAATATTAAAAATACAGGAGGACTGATACTATGACAATTCAGGAACTGAGAGAAAAAAGAAGCAAGGCATGGGATACTGCCCGTGACTTTTTGGATTCCAAGCGAAATGAAAGCGGTCTGCTTTCGGAAGAGGACAGCAAGACATACGATGCCATGGAGCAGCAGATCGTGGCATACGGCAAGGAAATCCAGCGGCTGGAACGACAGGCTCAGATTGAAGCGGAGATGAACAAGCCCACTTCTACGCCGATTCAGAACAAGCCGAACGCATCCACTCACAGTGATACCAAGACCGGCATTGCATCGGATGCATATCGTACTGCTTTCTGGAACAACATCCGCAACCGCAATTTTTACGATGTCCGAAACGACCTGCAGGTTGGTACAGATACTGAGGGTGGCTATCTTGTTCCAGATGAGTTTGAACGAAAACTGGTGGAAGCCCTGACCGAAGAAAACATTTTCCGGCAGCTGGCGACTGTTATTAAAACTTCCTCCGGTGATCGAAAGATTCCCATCGTTACTTCTAAGGGCGAAGCTGCTTGGATGGACGAGGAGGACGCATATAAGCTGTCGGATGATACCTTTGGACAGGCTTCCCTTGGTGCGTACAAGGTCGGTACGGCAATTAAGATCTCTGAGGAACTGCTGAATGATGCCGCTTTTGACCTGCCGTCTTACATCGCAAAGGAATTTGCAAGAAGAATCGGTGCAAAGGAAGAAGAATCTTTCTTCATTGGTGACGGCAAGGGCAAGCCGACTGGTATCTTTGCTGCAACGGGCGGTGCAGAAAGCGGAGCGACAACCAGCACTGCAAATATCACTTTCGATGATGTTCTGGAACTGTTCTATTCTCTGAGAAGCCCGTATCGTAAGAAGGCAGTGTGGGTTCTCAACGATTCCACAGTAAAGGCACTTCGTAAGCTGAAAGACAGCACCGGAAACTATATCTGGAATCCGTCCGTGCAGGCAGGCGTACCGGATACCATTCTGAATCGTCCGTACTACACTTCCAGCTATGTGCCGGAGATCAAGGCAGGTGCAAAGTGCCTTGCTTTTGGTGATTTCAGTTATTATTGGATCGGCGACCGGCAGGGTCGTTCCTTTAAGCGGCTGAACGAGGTATTTGCAATGAATGGTCAGGTTGGATTCCTCGCATCTCAGCGTGTCGATGGCAGACTGATTCTGACCGAAGCCGTAAAGACACTTGGCATGAAAGCGTAATCAGAGAAAGGGGGTGGAGTGGGTGGTAACTTTACAGGAAGTCAAACAGTATCTGCGGATTGATTTTGAAGATGATGATACATTGCTTCTCTCCCTTATTTCAACTGCAAAACAGCTGGTAATGGATGTAGGAAGAATGGACGAGGAACGCTTTTCAGAAAACGAAGATGTGGTACGGACAGCAATGCTCTACACGGTTTCTTATCTCTATGAAAACCGCAATACCGCAGACTTTTCCAAGCTGACGTTAACGCTTCGTGCCATGCTGTTTGCACAGCGAGAGGGTGTGATGTAATGGAAATTGGAACACTCAATCAGCGAATTACCTTTCTGGAAAATCGTGTTGTTACCGATGAAATCGGCAATCACACCGCTGTGTGGGACGAAGCTTTTTCCTGCTGGGCAAAAGTAACTTTGAAAGCTTCTGCGGAGCATACGGACGCTGGTGTGACCAAAGAAACACAGGCACTGGAATTCCTCATTCGGCAAAGTCGAAACTGGATGCCGTCTGTAACAGGCAACCGAATCTTGTTTCGGAATGTCACGTACAACATCGCCAGTGTTACAACGGATTATCTGCACAAGGACTATCTGAAACTTACTGCAGAAGCCAGAAAGGCAGGGCAAAATGACCAGTATTGACAATCTTACAGAGAAAATTATGCAGGGCTTGCAGGAGTATGCAGACCTTGCAGATACCGCCATGAAAAAGGCTGTCCGGAAATCCGCCACACAAGTGAAAAACGAGATTTCCGCCAATGCTCCGAAGGACACCGGAAAATATGCAAAAAGCTGGGCAACGAAAAAGACTGGCGAAAACAGTCACTCTTTGGAGATAACTGTCCACAGTAAGAATCGTTATCAGCTGGCACATTTATTGGAGAAAGGTCATGCCAAACGTGGCGGCGGTCGGGTGTCTGGCAAACCGCATATTGCTCCTGCGGAAGAAAACGGTGTACAGTTGTTGGAGCATTTAATCGAGGAGGCGTTGTCATGACCTACGAACAAATCGCAGAAATGATGGAGGAGATGGGACTGCCTTTTGCCTACCATCATTTTGCCGAGGGTGAAAGTCCTGCACCGCCTTTTTTGCTGTTTTTATCTCCTGGAGAAAATACATTTTCAGCGGATAATCAAATGTATTTTAGTTTTAAGATGCTGGATATTGAACTTTACACAGACGTTAAGAATCCTGAACTGGAAAATCAGATTGAAGAGGTTCTGAAACGTCATGAGATTTACTACACAAAATCAGAAGTATGGATAGAGTCCGAAAAACTCTATGAAGTGCTTTACGAAACGGAGGTTTAAGTCCTATGGCAAACAAAAAGAACAAGGTCAAATTTGGTTTGACCAATGTACACTACGCTAAAATCAAGGACTGGGTAACCGATGCCAGCGGAGCCAATTTGACACCGGTCTATGTGGATCCGGTGCGTCTGCCGGGTGCGGTTTCCATTTCCATTGATGCAAACGGCGAAAACGAAAATTTTTATGCCGACGATATCGTATACTACGTAATTTCCAACAATTCCGGCTATGAAGGTGATTTGGAAATCGCCTTGATCCCTACAGATTTCTCCACGGATATTCTGGGAGAAATCCTGGACAGCAACGGTGTTTTGGTGGAACGAAATGATGATGAAGTATCACAGTTTGCGTTGTTGTTTGAATTCACCGGAGATAAGCGAAAGATTCGCCATGTTCTTTACTGCTGTTCCGCCTCCCGTCCGGCAACAGAGGGACAGACTACCGAGGACAGCAAGGAAGTAAAAACAGAAACCATCTCCATCAAGGCTTCGGCACTGCCCAACGGTCTGGTAAAGGCAAAGACTTGTGAATCCACAGATGCTTCTACCTATGATGGCTGGTACAAGAACGTATACACACCGGCAGCTGGAACGGCTTCCAAGACCACTGTAAAAGCGTAAGGAGGGTGCAGTATGGCAATTCAGAAGAACATCACCATTGACGGTATTGATGTGCCGTTCAAGGCAAGTGCAGCAGTTCCCAGATTGTATCGTCTGAAATTCCGCAGAGATATTTATCAGGACTTTGCAGCACTGCAAAAGTCTGTGGGAGAAAATACAGAGAAATCTTCCGCACTGGACATTGAAAGCCTTGAGGTGTTTGAGAACATCGCCTACATCATGGCAAAACACGCCGATGCAGCCATTCCATCATCGCCGGACGAGTGGCTGGAGCAGTTTAACACGTTCAGCATCTATGAGATTTTGCCGCAGCTGATCGACCTCTGGGGTTTGAACGTAGAAACACAGGTCAAGTCTAAAAAAAACATCGCCCGATTGACCGACCGATGACCACACCGCTGTTTTTGTTGCGGTGCGTTCAGCTTGGTTTGTCAATGGGCGATTTGGATTTTTTGACCATTGGTTTGGTGAATGATATGTTTACCGAACGGGAGAATGACGAGTGTCATTATGATGTGCTGGCAGATCAGAGGGATTTTGACCGATTTTAGAAATCTGTTTCTTCTTCTGATGAAAGCAATGCGATAAATGCCTCTGGCGTGTATACTGGAATGTCAGCATGTGCATAATCTTTTTCATTTCTTGTGACGATACAATCCATCCCTGTGCGACGTGCTGTTTCAATCATAACAGCATCCTCGTAATCAGATACATTCGATGAAATTGCCTGTCTGCAGTCCAGTCCAGCTGTGTCTAAAATATCAAACAGTACAAAGAGACGGCTTAAAATATTTCGAGTTTCTGCATCACTGTGTGTTTGACGATGCGTCAAATAGTAGATATCTGTGACAGATTTTGCACTGATCCAACCATCAAAAAGACGATTGGCAGAAAGCAGAAAAATAGTCTGTGCATTTTCGCAAAAAGGTTCTCTTTTTTGAAGCGCATCAATGATCACACAAGTATCTAACAACGCTCTCATATCTGATCCAACCTCTCTTTTTGTGCTTCCTCTAACGTGCAGCCGGACGGAACAGAACCGAATAACGATTTGGCAATATCAACACGATCTTGATTGGGATTGGTTAGTTTTGCAATGATCTTTCCATTTTTGGAAATGAAAATATCTTCCGTTGCAGCGAGCATCAAGTACTTACCAAGGTTTGTTTTGAATTCAGTTGCAGTAATTGACATAAACAAGCCCCCTTTTCTTTTTACTAGTTTTATTATATCACAATCGAACGATTTTGTCAAGCATTTCGTTCGATTTCGGAGGTGAAATTTATGGCAAACCGCATCAAAGGCATTACCGTAGAAATCGGCGGTGATACCACCAAGCTGTCCAAGGCACTGGAAGGTGTCAACAAGGACATCAAGGGCACGCAGACACAGTTGAAAGATGTTCAGAAGCTGCTGAAGCTCGATCCTTCCAACACGGAACTGCTCTCGCAGAAGCACAAGCTCCTCGCCGATGCGGTGACAGCTACCAAAGAAAAGCTGGAAGTACTAAAAACTGCCGCAGAACAGGCAAACACCGCTCTTGCAAACGGCGAAATTTCCCAGCAGCAGTATGATGCACTACAGCGTGAAATCATCGAAACCGAAAACGAACTGAAACGCCTGACCACAGAAGCAAACAATTCTCACACCGCCTTGGAAAAGATGGGCGTTCTGGGTGAAACGCTGCAGTCCGCCGGGGACAAAATTTCCGGTGTGGGACAAAAGCTGCTGCCGGTCACAGCTGGTGTCACGGCTCTGGGAACCATTGCCGTGAAAACTGGTGCGGATTTCGATTCCGCCATGTCAAAGGTGGCAGCGGTGTCCGGTGCGACCGGCTCAGAGATGGATGCTCTCCGGGAAAAGGCTCGTGAAATGGGCAGCAAAACAAAATTTTCAGCGAGTGAAGCTGCGGAAGCCATGAACTACATGGCGATGGCGGGATGGAAGACCAACGATATGCTCAGCGGTATCGAAGGCATTATGAATCTTGCTGCTGCTTCTGGGGAAGACTTGGCATCTACTTCGGACATTGTCACGGACGCTTTGACCGCTTTCGGTTTGTCTGCTTCGGACAGCGGACACTTTGCAGATATTCTGGCAGCGGCAAGTTCCAACGCCAACACCAACGTCAGCATGATGGGCGAGACCTTCAAGTATGCTGCTCCGGTACTTGGTTCTCTGGGATACTCCGCCGAAGATTCTGCCATTGCCATCGGTTTGATGGCGAATGCCGGTATCAAATCCTCACAGGCTGGTACCGCACTGCGTTCTGCCATCACCAATCTGGCAAAGCCGACCGATACGGTAGCATCTGCCATGGAACAGTACGGCATTTCTCTGACAGATAGTTCCGGCAAGATGTATTCTCTGCGGGAACTCATGGAACAACTCCGACAGAAATTGGGCGGACTTTCTGAGGCAGAACAGGCACAGGCAGCTGCCTCACTGTTTGGCAAAGAGGCGATGTCCGGTATGCTGGCAATCATCAACGGTTCACCGGCGGACTTTGAAAAACTGTCCAATGCCATTGACACCTGTTCGGATACAGTAGACGGCTACAATGGCACGACCGAAAAAATGGCGGCAGTCATGCAGGATAACCTTGCCGGGCAAGTGACTATCTTGAAGTCCCAGCTGGAAGAACTGGCGATTTCCTTTTCTGACATCCTGATGCCTACCATTCGTTCTGTGGTTTCCCATATACAGGACTTGGTGGACAAGCTGAATCAACTGGATCCGCAGACCAAAGAAACCATTGCGAAAATTGCACTGGCGGCTGCTGCTCTGGGTCCGATGCTGGTGATGCTGGGAAAGACCATCTCCAGTGTGGGAACAGTCTTTTCCGCAGTGTCCAAACTGCCTGCCCTTTTCTCTACTGTGCAAGGTGGCATTGGAGCCATTACCGGAGCGTTGGGCGTGTCACTTGGTCCGCTGCTCGCCATTATCGCAGCTGTTGCCGCTTTGGTGGCTGCTTTTGTGCATCTCTGGAAAACCAATGACGAATTCAAAAGCAACATCATCGCCATCTGGGAACAGATCAAAAGCACCTTTACCGGATTGACACAGGGCATCACTGACCGGCTAAATGCTCTGGGATTCGACTTTGAGAGTTTCACCGATGTGCTGAAAGCGGCATGGGATGGACTGTGCAATCTGCTGGCTCCTATTTTTGAAGGTGTCTTTCAGAATATCTCTAATATTTTCTCTGGATTTGCAGATATTCTCTTAAATTCACTTGATGTATTGATTGGTCTGTTCACTGGTGACTGGGAGCAGTGCTGGAATGGCATCAAGGGGATTTTTACGTCTATCTGGAATTTCATTGTCAACTCGTTCCGCAATATCATGAATACCCTGAAAGGCATTGCAGATGTGGTGCTGGGGTGGTTCGGAACAAGCTGGAACGAA